GATCATGATACCGCCATCACCTTGAACATGTAAAGGAGCAACTGGGTTCACCCCAGCGTTAATACCAACACGATCAGTAGATACATCGACGAACAATGTGTCAGTATCAACTGCAAGATCATTAGTTAGGTTGGTGGTTCCAGTTACATAAGCATTACCAGAAACTGTTAGGTTAGATCCTGCACCAGTGATGGTGAGAGATCCAGTCATTGTGTCGCCAGCTTTGCGAACGTTTAGTGATGCAGCACCAGTCAAGTCTGCTGTAATTGTTCCAGCAGAGAAGTTACCAGAACTATCACGAATGACAGCAGAAGATACTACATTTACGCTTCTGAAGATTACATTACCCTCGTTCCAAATCTTTTGATTATTGATAGTAAACGAGTCTGCATTGCCAACCGCAACATTCAAAGTACCAGAATTTTGAGTTGCATTACCACCAGAAGCAGTAATCGATGCGGTTCTATGAGCATCAACATTAGATCCAGGAACAACCTGAGAAGATCTGAAGTAGATAGCAGGAGAAGAAGACTGACCATCAACTCTACCTAACTTGAGTAGTGCTGTACCACCACTGCTCTGGATTTTACCAACATCAACAGTGTTTCCATCTTCGATAGAGAAGTCATCAAACTCAACTCTGTTAGATGCAGTACCCGCAGTGAGTGCTCCTGCAAAGTTACCAGAAGTTAGTCTACCAATTAAGATTGTATAGTCGTTAAAGTTATCTGAGGTATCATCGTTGGTGACAACATTATCAATAGTAAAGCTACCAACACCCTGAGCATTTGCGTTATAGAGGTTGATTGGGTTACCAGGAGCAAAATCTCCAGTTGGAGATGTGTTTAGAATTACACCAGAGAAGTAAATCTTATACTTAGGATCTCCCAAGAAAGATTTGACAGTTACAGAATCTCTTACTCTGGTTGCTTCAATAAAGAGTGGCATTCTCTCTGTAGAGAGAGTACCGAAGTTAATGTTTAGAGCATTCTGATACCATGGTCCTTGCTTGTTATCAAGTCTATCTGCGTCAAGACCAGAATCAAGACCATCATTTAGAGATGTCCAAACCTTACCCCAAGATCCAAATGTGGTCTGACCTGTACCAGATCCACGGAGATACATGTTATCATTATCAGTGAAAGCAAGTTGTCTTGTTCCACCAAATCCAGTGTCGAAACCAGTACCACCAGATCTAAAGGTGACGACCATGTTTCTTGTGCCACCATCGTTCAGTCCATTAGCACTGTTAAAGATAGTATTAGAAACAATACCAGGAGCGAAGAAGTTTGGTGTTGGGGAAGATGATGGGTTGTTAGTACCAGTGAGCAATCTAATTGTACTACCAGACTGGTTGGAAATACTGATATTGTATGTGCCAGCAAGTCTATCAGTTGGTAGTGTACCTGCAGTTAGGTTAGATGCATTGGTATAGAACGAACCTTGTGCGCCATCTAGTAAGTCAGCGTCAAGTCCGCTGTCTGCACCAGTCTTAAGTTCAACAGAACCGTTGCCTGCTTGACCGATATTGAATTGAGACTTCTTATATCTAGAAACACCAATTGTACCGTAGAGGTCAGCAGAGATTGTTAGATCTGAAACTCTCTGGATATCAACCGCGACATTTGCAAACTGTCTATTGACAGTAGATACTTTTGCTTGTAGAACCAGATTGGATCCTGTACCAATTTGAGTTGGAGAAATAGTAATCGTAAAGTCTGAACTATATCCAGTACCACCATCAGTAACAGTTAGTTCTGTAACTACATTGTTGGAAACAACAATGTTTGCTTTCAATCCTGTTCCTGTTCCACCAGTTAGAGGAATATCGAAGAACTGACCATTGGTGTATCCAGAACCTCCATTTGCAACGATAACAGAATCAACAAATCCACCTTGAGTGAATGTTGACTCAAACGTCAGAGGAGATCCACCACGCTGGAATTCAATGATTGTTCCGAGTGGGATTGTTTGAGTTACTGGATTGTTTAGTGAGACAGTTGTCAAACCAGCAGCAGTAACGACACCATTAATGTTGGTGTTTGCTGGAATGCCATTTACAGATGTTACAACCTCATGTCCAATAAGAACATCCGAGTTGGTTGTAAAGATCATCTGAGACGACCCTGTATTGACTTGTGCCGCGAGTTTTGCGAAGTAGCGTGTCTCTGCACCCTTCAGTGATTGAACCGCTAGAGCGAAGTTCTGGTCACCACGGAGGAAGGTGAAGGAGTTAGCAGCGCCACCTGTTGCAAGTCTGTCAGTCTCAATAACACCAGATGTAATGTCGGATGCAGCAATCTGGTTAGAAGATAGAGATACCCAGTTATTGACATTAAACGAAGAAGTGTTGACAACTCTGTTAATATTAACAGTGTTTGCAGTTGGTGTTGTGCTGTCATCAAAAGTATCGGTATCAACAATTTTAATGTTGTTGACGATATCACCATATAGTCTGCTTTCCAGCAATGCCGTACCTTGTGCTTGTGTACCAGCACCAGGAGGAGCAGAGAAAGTGACCGTGGGTTGAGTTGTGTAACCCTTACCACCCTGGATGCCACCGAAAGTTTCAATCGTTACTGTAACGACAGTTCCATTTGCAATCGTACATGTAGCAGAAGCAGCAATAGCACCTGTAGATGGATTACCACCAGCAATTGTTACTGTTGGTGCTACAGTATATCCAGAACCACCATCACTAATGTTGATTTGATAAACAACACCCTGTCTATATTCGGTTGCTTGAATAGAACCTGTTGATACACTACCAGTGAAGACATCACCAATAGTAAATGCCAGTGCAGAATCTACAGCAAAACCAAGGAACAAACTATCATTATCATCATTTAGAATGAACGATGTAGATGTATCCTGTTGGATTGCGATGTCACCAGCAAGTGCTCCTTCAATAGAAGTTCTTTCTGCTTGGTTTGCAACAGTGTAAACTTGGAAAGGTCTGAGTGCTGGGATCTGATCAATAGAGATCTTACCAGAGTCAGTTAGTTCAACCAGTGCTCTAGGAACAGCATTCGTGGAGTATGGTTTGTTGATGTATGGTCCAAGGTTGTTGGTGATATAATCTCTAACTGCCTTCTGGGTAGGTAGTTTAGAGTCAGTTGCGTTAGCACCACCAAGTGTGTTAGATGCGTCGAAACCAGTAACAACAACATCACCACCTTTCAGTTTCAAGAATTCAACTTCAGAGATGGTAACCGTACCTGTAAAGGTAATAGCACCAGTTCTGTTTTCAATTCTAGCGAATGTACCAACTTTGAAGTCACCAAGTTCATCAGTACCAGAAACATAAACACGACCGTAGTCTTGTGAAACTTGTTCGTTTGCTTCGATCTTAGTACCACCGTTTTCAGGTAGTGCAAGATAGTTAGTACCAGAACCTGCAAATTCCCAAGTGTGTGAGGAAGAGTTGACAATAGATGGTCTGTGTAGTCTAACTGTCTGACCAATTAAGGTGCTTGTAGATACTGCCTGACCAGATGCTGTATTGGTGAGATCCATTGCACCACCAGTACCATCATCAATGGTTAACTGAGCGGAGAAAGGAGGACCAACAGTAACGCCAGCTACAACATCAACAAAGTATTCAATGTTGGTATTTGTATTAGTGTGTCCATCAACTTTGACAACATAGTGCTCTAGTGGTTCTCTTCCAAGACCACTTACTGTTAGAATAGTTCTACCAGTTGGAGTTGCAGAGACATTAGAAATTGTTGCAACGTCAAATACATATGGATTTTCACTGAATCCCTTACCACGAAGAGCAAATTGTCCAAAGTTTGTAGCGGAGTTAGTGATAGATGCATAACCACCAGACTCACAAAGAACACCATCAGCACAGAAGATAACGAAGACGGAAACCAACTGAGTGTAACCATCATTGATAACCTTATAACCTGTACCACCAAAGGAAACGATAGTGAATGCCGCAGCAACCATCGACTTACCTTGGTTGGGGAACGATGCAGAACCGTCTAGTTCTAGACCAGGGAAAGGACAGTTAGGTTGCTTAACTTTATTACCATCAATCAGAGCACCGCCACCACCTAGGAAGGAAATAACAGATGCGTTCTGGGTATATGGTGATGCCTCAATGATAGGATAATCATCAAAGTCACCGCGAATAGCAACTCTCTGATTATTAGCGTCATAGATGAAACTATCTGGATATGTAATAATATTTGCTGTATCATACAAAGTTCCATTGGTTTTTGTTGTAGCACCAGGAAGTATTGTTCCGTCTAAAATATCTTCAAATAATTCCAGTTCTGTAATGATAGATGTTGCTACATTTGCACAAAGTGGAGTTGTGTTATAAAGAAGGATATTCCAATCTTCAAACTTGGGAATTGGAGATGTAAGTGTTACTGGATCAAGAATTAAAATAGTTGCGCCTGCTCTTGCACTTACGAATGTGTGTGCTGAAGCAGATGCTGCTCCTGCATTTGGAACCGTGCAAGTGATTGTAGTATTACCACCAGAAGAAGAAACATTTGTGATGGCATAACTCTGTCCATAGTTAGAATCGAATCTAAGAGGACTTGGATGGTTTCCAGATGTGCCATTATAAGTACAACTAAAAGTAAGTGCTTCCTCAGCAAATGCAATTCTATCGCTAGTTGTTGGTAAAGTAGAAGGAGATGGAATTGTTACTGTTACTTGACCAGTAGATGCATTATAAGTAGCTGCAGATGGTGTAGTATCAAATGCTTCTCCACCAGTCCAGTTACGCATTGCATCTTGTGCATACTGCTTAACTCTTTGGAAAGCATAGATAGTTTCATCTCTCTGTGCTTCTGGAATACCAGTGAGTTGAGTTCCAGTAAAGTAAAGTTCCGCAGCCTCTACAATACCTTTATTGCCACCAAATACCAAGTCTTTGATTAAACCATCAAGAGTTTTCTTGATATCTCTACGGCACTTAGCTTCATTGACATTAGATAAACCGAGTGATGGATACTGAACCTTAGTATCAGCATATGCTTGATCCGCAATGAGATCTTTGTTTCTATTAATTAGATATGCAGCATCTAAGTATGTTCCTGTCTGGTTCTTGGAAATAATATCCACCCAGAGGAACGCTAAAGTATCAATAGCAGATTTAACATCTGCACAAGCAGGTGTTCCAGCAGTGGTTGTAATTACACTATCATCAAAATATCTTGTGATGCTAGAGTGGCGAGGAACGTAAATGTCATCTGATGTAGTACCATCACCAATCCTCCAGTTTCTCATGCAATAAATTGCTAGTTCTCTAGCATATTCAATAGCACGAATGCACTGAAGAATTTCATCTTGAATATATGTAACTTCATCGTTGACAATATACTTCTTCGCTGCTTCAATAATATTATGGTTACTTCCAAATTCTAAGTCTCTAATTAGAGCATTGATAAAGTGTCTAGTATCTTGACGGCACTGTTCATCACCATTGTTACCAGTGCTATCTGGGGAACTGTAAGATGGATATATTTTTTGTCCAGCATCACACTCTAGTAGAATATCTGCTAACTTAACAATACCATCTTCTACAAGTCCTGCAATAGGAGCACCTGTTGTGATTGTAGCTACTCCAGTTACAATATTATCATAAGTAAATCCAGTGATACCAGTAGTTGTTCCACCAAATGTTACAGTACCACCAGAAATATAAGTATGTGTTGCTGTAGTTTGTCCTAAGTAAATATCAAAAGAATTTCCAGAAATATTGTATACTGGATAATGATCTGTTTTAAATTCGGTATTGACAATACCTACAACTTCATCAGCAATAAAGTCGATATTGTTGCGTAAGAAAGTGCAAGCATCTTGGAATCTTCTCTCTACTGGTGTTGATAGGGGGAAGGTGTTTGGAGAGTTGAGTAGAGATAGAGTAACGACTTTAGAAGAACTCTTGACTACAGCAAATCCACCTGGGTCAAGATTAGCATCTGTAATAGATGGTAATTTTTTGGGGATAACAAATCTTCTGGCACGACCGTCCGCGTCTTCAATAACCTTGTAGATTCTTTGCTTGCCATTAAGCACAGACAAGTCTGGACCACCAGTTGGCAGACCTTCAATTAAAATTTCTTGACCTTCTTTGAACTCGTGAGTATTTGTTCTACCTACAAGAGCACTGGTGTAGAATACAATACCACCAAGATCTTCTGCATTACCAAACTGTTCGTTTTGGAAACCACCAGTTGCGATACTTGGATCGCCTTGCAAAGAGAAGTCGAGTCTGGAGATAGGTAGAGTTGTGGTATAATCTTCGTCTACCGATACAACCTCACCTTCAGCACGAATCGACTTAATGGAAGTGGTATCAATTGTTTGAATTACTGGTGTTGCAGCATTAATCGCATAACTACCACCAATACCTGTACCATTCCAAGATGGAGAAGTTAAGATTGGGAAGAAAGATACATCCCAAATATTATTAGCGGAAAGTGTGCTATCAATAGCAGAAACTTCATAGAATCCAGTAAAAGCACCGCCAGTAGATGGTGTCGCTACAACTTGGACATATGTACCAGGAGGAATTACTGATGTTGGATCAGTTGTAACTCTTAGTTTGTTTTCACCTTGCTGTTGGGTTGCAGTAAGCGAGTATGCAGAACCCGCAGATGCAGATGTAATAAATTCAAATCTCTCACCTTCAACGAAAGAACCACTGATTAACTGTACATCAATATCACCAGTTACATAGGCGCTTGCACCAGTTGTTGTATTGAAATCAACGTCAATAATTCTTGCTCTAGCACCAGTGTTAACACCCTTTACTTTTAGTCCACTCTGTAAAGTTGAGAGACCTGTGTTGTTCTGGAATAGAACATTAAATTGCTGTGGTCCAAAGATTTGATGACCGATTGGAAAATTGGTGCCAAAGTCGCCATTTGCTTCTTTGTCAATGATAATTCTTTGCTTATCGTCAAAGACCATAGCAAAGTCCCAGGTCTCAACTGAGTCACCGTTAGAGTCAATTTGGTCTCTATATGTAACACCAGTTACATAGTTTTTATCGCCAAACTTGAAGATGTGCTTACCAGCATTTCCTGGTCTAATAATTACAAGACGCAAGTTGTCACCAACAACCGATGCATCAGGTGGTAACGAGATTGGGTTGTCTTCTACATAGTCTCCACCAGAAACAATCAGAGTTTCTTTAACGCCAGGAGTTGCCCATGCTAACTGTGCCGCTTTCTTAATTGTACGGACAGGGTTTACAGCAGAACGACCGTCGTTGAGGTCAGAACCAATAGTCTGTGAAACATAGATACGACCACCAACGTCATTCGTTGCTAGGTTTAGAACATATTCTGTAGTAGCAATCTTATCCGATCTGTCACCTAACAGTGGTGTAATAGAACGAGGGAATTCACCAGCAGCACCTGTTTCATTATATTTGTAAGCATTTTGATCTGCTACACGGAAACCGATGTGCTTTAATTGAACTTCACCGTTTAGTACAATACCGTCAGTGTGTTCTGGTGCTTCTGCACCTGTTTGCCCAGTATTCAGTGCCTGATACATATTGGCACCAAAGTACCTATATGAATCTTTTTGTAAAATTACATTGGAAGACCACAGAGTACCAGTATTGTTGACAAATGTCTTTAAGTTTGGTCCTCTGAATTCTGGGTTTGGAGTAACAAAGTTGTCGATATCTAGGTTTAGAATTCTCGCCGTATCAGAAATGATAGACGTAGATGTTCTAATAGCACCATTAATATCAAGTTCGTAGTCAACAGTGTCAAGAACAGCAGTCGCAGTAGCACCAGCCCCGCCACCAGAAGTAATGCTTACAGCAGGAGCAGTTGTATATCCAGTTCCAGGTTCATTAACAGCGATCGATACAACTTTACCGTTAAAGATGAAAGCAGATGCAAGAGCTTGAATTCCACCAGCAACATTTGGCGCTGCAATAGTTACAGTTGGATTTACTGTATATCCAGAACCAGCAGTGTCAACAACGATGTTGTTAACTCTTTGTCCAGTTCGGTTAATACCGACACGAGGTAATGAAGTAGCAGGATCTAACTGAGCTCGTAGAACCTCCTTCTCTCCAGAACCCGTTCCAGATCGAACTGTTACCTCATTATCACCGATAAGTTTAGGTTGTACGCCCCTAATTTTCTCTTTATCGGAATTGATATGAAAACTCATGGTGTTCCCGTGCCCTTGACTTTTTTCCTATTTTATATTTAGCATCATGCCCAATCAATGCTGACCACTTCGGTCTTAGCAATCCACTTAATTGTTGAAGTTGTTCCTGCTCTGGTTGTAGAATAACTAAATCTATTTGCTGCACCAACAGGTTCTACATTCCAAGTTTCTCCAGATGGAATATCATCTTTGATTACAGTTTGAAAACTTGACTGCACAGTAGTGTTTCCTGATCCATCACAGTAGAGTGATGTTTCAAACTTAGTAGCATATACAGTTCCAACCGCATTAACAGCAATAATATGACCTGTGATAAAATTAATCGTATTACTTAAAATAGGAACTTGAGTGCCTAATCCATCCAAATCTAGAGTAGATGTGTTAAGACCTCTAAGAATGTAATTAGTTGTTCTACTGTCAGAATAACTAGAATTCTTAAGTTCTATAGTATTAAGATCCTTTGCATTTCTAAGTTCATCTACTACTGTGGTTTTATCAACTGAAAATCCACCAGTAGAATCAAACTTATCGATTGTTGTTGCCATTTTTATTTCTTAGTAACGTTTGACACAATAGTGATGACTACATTATGACCAGCGGTAACTCCACTACCGATTGCAAAATTAACTCTTGCATATCCACTAGCAGTTCTTTCAAAAGTTGGAGTAACCAGTTCAATATCTGTTCTAATATTTCCATACTGTGTGTGGAAAATATCAGTACCATCATCAATTACACCAAACTCAAAGAATTCTTTCTCGTTGTTAGTTGTATTTTCTGCAACAACCATGACCTTTGCACCATTTTGAGTAGCAATCTCAAAGATGTTAGATCCTGCATTATTGACTGTTCCTGCTGTTAGTGTCAGTTTCTCAGAGAGAATCTTAACATCAGCAAGTTCAAATTCTTTTAGATCACTATCAAATACCTTGACGCCATTATAAACTCCTGTGCCAAAACCAATATTTAAGAAAACATCACCTTGGTTATCTAATCTTAAGACAGGATCTACACTCAGACCAGCAGAAAGACCGATATCGAAATACTGCTTACTTGTATGTAGGAAAGTAGTATCAGCAGCAGTGTTATCTAGAGTAGTTTCTGCAGAATTGAATGTCATCAAGTTTGCAGTGATTTCAAACTCACTAGAAGTTTGAGATCTAATTGTATCTACAGAATAGAAGTCGAGTGCAGTCGTAGTGAGTTGTACTGTATTGCTTCCATCATTGTAGAAGTATAAAATATTTTCATTAGCGCCAGGGGTGGTCTCTGGAATGATGTAAGTGTTTTGATCAACGTCTTTAACACCACCAAGAGAACCCCAGTTGGTTCCATCATAACCTTCATATGTTAAAGTAGTTGTGTTATATCTAATCGAACCTTGCTCAGCAGTTCCTCTTTCTCCAGTTGTACCAGAAGGAACTACCAAACTTGTGTTAATATCACACTTAACTTTCTTACCAGCATTTGGTCTTAAGTTAATATCGTTGATAAGTGTTGTAATTTCATTGCCAAGGAATCTCAGATCGCCACCAATAGTAAGTGGTGTTCCGCCAAGAGGACCAATTTGAACGTCTTCAATTTCTTCAAATGTTAATAGTCCTACTGCGGAGACATTGAACTGCAGTGTAGCAGAACCATTTACAAATGGATTGCCAGATGTATCTGTTGGTTCGCTACCAGAAGTTGCTGTTGTACCACTAACAGTTACTTCAAAGATGTTGTTTCTATACTTAACATAAGATCCTACAGTAACTGGTGTGTTTGCTGCCCACTCGGTGTATGCAGGTGCCGCTACATTAATTGAGCGGAGTTTCTTCATGTTAACAAACTCTAAGTGGTTTGGCGTAACTCTGATGGTATTGTTACCATCATTGTAGAACCACAGTCTGTTATCATTAGATCCAACACTTTCTTCTGCAGCGATGTAAGTATTACCATCTAGGTCTCTTACGCCACCAAGAGATGCCCAAGATGTTGTTGATGCATTGTATCCTTCATACTGTCCACTATCAGTGTTAAATCTAATTGCACCATTAGCAACTACTGCTGCAGATGGTCTAGCACCAGTATCACCTGCAGGAATAATCAAAGCAGATGTTCCATCAATCTTAGCAACTCTGGTTGCTGCAGGAGTCAATAGAATATCAAATCCTGGTAGAGCTCTAATATTGTTATCTTCAATCTCGATCTGATCATTACTATTAAACTTATCAAGTGTTTTAATAAATCCGTTAGTAGTTAGAGCACCCGTACTGCCAACAACAGATAGTACATTTGATTGTGGGTTGGTTCCAATAAAGAAATTGCCATTAGTTACATTATCTGGAGCAGTTTGTGTTAATGTTCCTGTTGAATTGATTGCATTGACACTAAGTGTTCCCCCACTAATAGTTGGAGCAGTTAAAGTTCCAGAAACACTTGCCGTTGTTGAGGTTAGTGTTGTTGTAGTAAGAACTTCTGTAGAAGCTGTACCTGTAGCAATATCAAGTTTAATTACATCCTCAGATTGAATTTGGTTGACAGTTAATTCAAATCCACTACCAAATACTTTGGGGTTGGTAGAATTCATTGTAATTAATGCTGTTCCGCCAATTCCAGCAGACTCTTTAGAGTAATAATATAAATTTGGTGTGTTTGATGTAACTTTAAGTTCTAGAGAATCTGCTTCTCTTGTAACACCAGTTGTATATTCGGAACCAGCAAAGATTAATGTAATAGTTCCATCGTTAATTGGGAACTCATTTAAAGTTAGTTGAGTAGCACTATCTACAGATGCAACAGTAGTAACAGCGTTTAGTTGTCCAACACCTGATCCAGTTACATCCATTCCAACAGAAATTCCTGTTGTAGAAGCAACGGTCAGTTGTTTGTTAGTAGTGACTACTGTTGTTACAACGTTTTCTACCCTAGATGGACTCCAAGCACCACCTTCAAATTCACTTAAAGCAAATGTCTCATCTACCAGAGATCCGTCTGATAAATCAAATCTATAAGTGCTTCCAACATAGAAAGTTAAATTTGGATTGAATACATCATCAATCAAAAAGACTTCATCATCCGTAGATGTGACGGCAGTAAATGTTGATGTGCCAGTTGCTGATGTGTTGAACACATCATTAGCGGTAAATCCTGTATTTACATCATCAATTTCGATTACAATACTGTCAGTATTTCCTCCAGACTCATTGATCTGCAAAATTCCATAATCATATAGATCAGTTACACTATCAACATCAATACTGATATCATCTGCTGGAGTTGCACCACCAACTGCAGTTCCTGGAATTGTTAAAGTGTCAGTTGTCTCGTAGTCAAAACCACCAGATGCAACTGTAACTGTTGCAACACCCTGAGCATCGCGAGTAACATTAAATGTTGCTCCTGATCCAGTACCACCAGATCCAGAAACAGTAGTATAACTTTGATTTGCTTGTGCTAAAATTGTTGTCCCTGTTGGGATAAATGTTACAATAGCGCCATCTCTGAGATTTGCAGTTAAACTACTACCACTAATTGTTCCAGCAGCAACTCCACTTAATGTTATCGTTTGAATTTTCTTATATTCTACGACTTTAATATCTGGTTGCACAAGGTTGGTTGGATCAACAGATAAGATATCACCTTCTGAATATCCGTTACCAGCAGCAGCCGTATTGTTAGCAGCAATCGCTGCGACAGAAACAGCGCCCAATTTATTAATAGTGTATGAAAATGCGGTTGTTCCTACACCAAAAGATGGGGTGATTGTTAAAGTTGCTTGTCCTGGTTCAGTAGCACCAATAGAAAGCGTAATAACATTGTTGATTGCATCAATAGATTGAATTGTCGTATTAGCTGCCAGGACAGCAGTACCAGCAGTAAGGGTAATTGGATCACCCGAAGACAAACCTGCAACCGATGTAAGTGTTACATTTAAAGCATCCAGAGAAATAAATGTTAGACTTGCAGCACCAGCTGTTTGTGGTGCTTGGGATATGGTAACATTATTACCAGATATGCTTGCAATAGTAATTCCTTGACCAACATCACCTGTACTACCAGCATCGGTAGTCACAGTCATTCCAACTTCTAATCTAGAACCATCAGGAACCGCAAAAGTTGCTGATGCTCCTAAAGTTACAGAAACTCCAGATAAAGTTCCTGGGATATAACAATTGATTCCTGTAGTTGGTCCTGGTAGTGCAAGAACATCGTTTACTGCATAGTTAGATCCATATGTTGAGATTTCAAAATCTGTAACTACTCCAGGAGTCTCTCCAATGGTATACGTAAATCCAGATCCACCACCGTTTCCTAGGTTAGAGTCAGTAATACTTAAAATATCACCACCCTGGTAATTTTGACCTTGATCAATTACAGTAACATTTGTTACTTCACCTGTGTAAACTGGTGTGCCAATAGTTCCAAGTAATCCAGAACCAGTTCCACCAAGATCTACAGCAAGAATAGAAAATGTATCACCATTCTTATATCCATTACCAGCACTGTTAATTGTGAGATCAGTAACAATTCCATTAGCAACGGTTACATCAGCGGTAGCATTTCTACCAGCAACTCCAGCGGAACCAGCAATAATGTTAATTGTTCCACCCATTCCACTATGCTGACCACAAGCATATCCGAGACTATCTCCTGCGACCGCAGTTTCATGAACGATCAAGTCTACAAATGCTCCAGCATTTCCTTCGACGCCCTGCTGAACTTGAGTAAATTTTGTTGAATCTAATGCATTGAGTTCGCCGCCAGCACCATGGAAATACAATGGGTGACTATTGTTGCTTGCATCAGAAAGATCAAATCTGTATGTGTTACCAACTACCAGACTTAAAGTTGCATTTTGGGTGCCATCAATTACGTAATCGTATGGAACTCCAGCACCATCACCAACAACTGTTAGTACCAAAGTTGATGTTGGCGTATTACGAACTACATTTCCAGAATAAGTTCCATCAACATATCCAGAACCAGCGTTGGTAATTGTTACTGGTAAACTTGTATTACCAGTGATCGTAACATCTGCAGTTGCACCAGTACCATTACCACCAGTGAATGGTACATTAGTATAAGATCCTGGTGCATATGCAGAACCTGCGGCAGAGATAGCACCAGTTAGAGCAGGAATCTCGAAATTACAAGTAGCATCCGTACCACTTCCACCTGTCAAAGCGATACCACTGTATTGACCAGAGTTATAGTTTGCACCTACATTGGTAATAGTACCAGCATAATCAACAACAGTGATGTCGAGAAGTGCATTGTCACCTGTTCCTCCCAGAACAGCAACTTCTGTATATGTTCCTGAGTCATAGTTTTCACCAGAATTGGTGATTGCTAAACCATCATCGAATAATTTTTTCTGTTGTACAATAATATCTTTGTAGTATTTGACATCTGTAGTTGAGATATCAAACAGTTTCTTTTCTGCTGCCACAAATCCAATAGTTGCAGCAGATGGTTTATAAATACCGAGTTGTGCATCTGTGGTAAAAGCCAGAGATGGTGCTGTTCTAGTACCATCCCCTAACCTCAGATTGCCAGTAGACAAGTCTGTGCCACCTGCCGTGACATTAAAGATTTGTGTACCGATTTCGTTAATCTTGACCCTTTGTTGTTCAAAGGTATCTGTTCTAGCGACTTGTGTTGCTGGCATTTTTTACTAACTCTCGAAGTAGGGATTTGATTTCAGAGACTTCATCCTTCAACATATTTATGTCTTCTAACGCGGAATTCAAATGCCTAACTTTACGTCTCGCTTCAATAGCCGAGGCGTCATTATTCAAGATGGCACCTGTGGTCTCGTCTCTAACGAGACCATCATGCCCTTCAACTCTGATATAACTCATACGCGGAAATTAGAAAGATGCAACAGCACGGATGTCCTGAATCTTGGGAACAAATGCAGGATCATCAGTCTTCATAACAATTTTAACAGCAAACGAGGTAAACTCTTGTAAATTAGAAACACTATACTTGAGTTCTTGATATGCAGATTGCTTCTCAACAATACTAGAAATAGTGTTCTCACTTGTTGCCAATTCCAGCGTATCTGGTTCGCCTGCTACATTAAAGTATTCCCACTCAATGTCATCGAAGTTTTCTTGACTTGATGCTTTTTTGAACTTATACAAGACCGCAATATTAGCAACATCTTTCACATTAGCAGTGAGTCTAACATCAATTGATGTTGCTGGATTTTCGATGAATACTTCTTTAGTTACATACTTAGCAGCGGCAGAACCATTCTTGGAAGTATCTTCCCCAACATACTCAGATCCATTTGTATATGTTACGCCCTTAACACGAAGTGTTAATTTATCATCATCAATTTGATCTGGATACTTGACATAATCTTCAATTCTAAAGATATCTGGTGCCTGATCTGCAGTTGTTCCATTTCTAGAATAGAATGTACTGGTAGAAATTGCTCCAGTAAAATCATCACTAATTGGTTGCTTGTCAACTCTTAGTGTCAACTTATCATTTTCAGAATCCCAGAAAATAACTTTTCCAGAAATTGTGTTAACATAAGTATCTGCATCGTTTGGACCTGCTGGCGTGACGTTTCTAGCAATAACCGTAACTCCTTCTGAAATAGATGGACTATATTTTAGAGGATTGGAATTGACCGATGTAGAAGTCAATCCAGAGTTAGCACCACCAAATGTTAGCGTCTCGCCTTTTTGGAAGAACTGAGTTGTGGAGATACGAACAAAGAGAATATTGTTTGTTGCATCCACCTTAACAACTCTTCCTTTTGCCTTAGATGTTTGTCCCTCAATAGACTGATCATTGGTAATAGCGGTAGCGCCATTACCAGTAATTGTAAACTGATAAACTGGGAAGAATTCGAGAATTTGATCTCTCTTACCAAATCTATCTTCTTGTCCTTTAGAATTTTGAATTCGATTAGAGACAGTTTTAACACTTGCGCTAGACAAGTCAACTACAGGACTTAAGTAAGTTTTTGTGGAGCTCAACATCATCTTGTAGGTCAATGAAGAATCAATATTGTTTACTGTTTCATTGATATCAGAAGCAATAAGTTTCTGATTTGTAAAGTAATGTGGTTCATTTAAGAAAGTTTTTTCGTAACTAGTCTGTGAATAAGATGTATAATTTGTAGTATTAGAATCTACAGAGATTACATTAGTCGTCTTTACAGAAGTTTCTAGTTTTGTTCCTGTATTGATTAGATATCTTACTTGTGGGAATAAAGTTTCAAACTTTCTATTGTATGTTGCATAAACACTGGAACCACCACCAATAGCATTAGTAGATGCACTTGTAGCAGATTTGATTGTATAAGAATCAATACCAGAGTTGTCTACTTCAAACAGAGTATTATTCAAACTACTTGCAGAAATACTAGCAATTTCTTGAGCAGTTCTGTAGAATACAAAAGACTTTCCTCTGTCTTCAAAACCATTATCTCTGTGAGAGACATTGACAATTTTATTATTGTTCTTAAAGAGCATGGATGTTGCATTTGAATTAGACTCTGCATTAGTTGCAAATGGATTAGTATCCAAAAGCGTATAACCTAGAGACTCATTCTTTAGAAGAAGTTCGCATGGTCTGTCAATTCTAAATTCTGCACGATACAGAGTAAACTTAAGATCTTCAAAAATATCTTCAGACCAGTTTTCTGTATTTTGAGATTTGTATACAGATCCCAACGATGGTTGTGATGTAATTACTGTACTGGAAGAGACATCGATTTCGCCTAATTTAGAAACCCACATTTCATAATCTGTCGAATCTGTCTCAACAGCAAGAGCATATTCAGTATCATTTTGTAGGTATACTGGATGAGCAAATTTAAACTTAGTTGCGGTAGTAGATGGTGTAATGCCAGTAGAATCGGTTGCAATACCCATTCTAACAGCAGGTGTATCAATCTCTATTTCAGTCTCAATTACACACCCTCCAGCACCATTTCCAATGCCCTTAACAACTACTGAGGGTGCTTCGGTATATCCAAAACCAGATAGTGCCAACGCTACATTATATGCTTTTCCGCCAGAAATTTGTACACTTGCAGTTGCTACCGAACCACCAGGAAGTTGTGGACTTTCAATAGTAAGTAATGCACTATCGTAATTAATTCCAGACTCTGTGATTTTGATACCAGAAACTCGTCCACTATCTTTCGCGATAGTTAGTTTTAGATTAGTTCCGTCTGTTGCATTAGCAAGAGTTACAGATGGAATATTGAGATCTTCATTTTGTGCAAAGGTGTTACCATTGTGGTTATCAAGAACCAGAGTATATACCATCTCATTGGATAACGTAAACACACCATCCGCAGAAGAAACTAAGTCAATTCCATTTTTATCAATGACTTTCAGAATAGGACCAGATGCAGCAGAAGTTGCACCAGTAACAAATTCTCCTTTTGTTACTTTGACAGTTCCATTTGTGTAACACTTGAGAAGTGTATTTGGAAGTAGTGCTACTTCACTACCAGGAATAACATTCTTTCCTGGTCTGTCACTATCAACATCAGTCAGATAAACTCTTAGTGGAATGTTCTTACTCTTTTTAGAGAAGAAAAGATCTAAACCAGTAACAAAGCAACCACCTTCAAAGTTTTCAACCTTGAATGTTTGTGCAAGTGGATTTGGTCTAACTGGATTGTCAGTGTTATTATCTACAAACTGAACACCTTCATTCGCTTTGAAGAATGCTGGTTTTGTGGATACAATACTTGATGGATTTTCTGGAAGAACACCTGTAGCATAATACTTGACTTCTGCGTAAGTATCTACTTCCGCCTTTTCTTCATTTGTAGAACTGGATGTAAATCGGAAAGTTTGGATGCCAGTAGTTACCCTAATTTCTTCCGCATCACTGTCATACTCTACAGTGTCTAAGTCTCCAGTCCATGTTGTATTCTCCTTTGGAGGTGCTCCAGCAGGGAGTAGAATAATGCCACTAGCATTGCCATTTTCATCAGTAGAAACCTGACCGTTAAATGCGGAGAGTGAACTTCCTGCAATACCACTAAATCTCAAGTCTGGATTAACCCAACGACTAATATTTCTACCTTCTAAGAATACAGAAATTTTTGTATTTGGTTTTAATCTGCGAATCTCATATTTAATTACATTAGATCTTGCGAAGAATGATAATGCAGTAGAAACTTTGCTTTCTCCAACGGTTTTACTTTGAACTCCTTTACCAATATCATTGTTGTTTGGACTGATATTAGAAGAACTCGCTACTTTAGCAGTATTTACAGATGCAGTAGCTGCTAGAGAAGAAACTTCGCCTAAAGAAGTAATCGAAGTGAAACTATTGGAAGTTCCAACCCAGTTTACAACAAAGGAATTAAACAAACTAGAGAAACTTTCGACTACAGATTCTTTTGCTAAGAAAATATTGAAGAGACTTGTATTTGTATCAACAACAATAGGATCTACAGATTGGTCATACCATTGATCAATAGACGGGGAAATACTAGCATCTCCAACATACTGAAGAACAACGAATGGATTTGGATTTATAGTTTTAGATGCAAAACTATTACCAAGAAGTTCTAAAGAACTAAATGGGAGAGTAACAATGTCTCCAGATTTTTGATATCCAGAAACAATTCTTTGATCCTCTCTTACATTAACTTCTTTGAGTCTAACCGAATCTTCTTTTGCTTGTGGGCGAAGAACAGACTGCTGACTATCAATAGAACATCTATAATCTCTAGATGCAAGATTGCCAACTCTATGCTCTTCAAAATTATCAACGAAGAAACCAGACTTGAATCTATCTAGTCCAATCTCATCTTTGATTTGCATATTCAATGCTTGCTGTTCTAGAATGCTAAGAACAGTATAATACTCAAGACGCTCAATACGTTTTTCCAATTGACCGATATCGCGCATTGTATAACGGCGATTGTCAACAGATGTAATTCTTACATCTTTACTGGTCTTGGTGTATGCTGGGATGTATGCATAGAACAGAGGAACTGCATCATTAATTGTATCTGGTTTAGTTGGGTTGAGAGAAGAGTTTCCTTCTTTAACGACAAACTCACCAGATTTGTTGAGGAAAATACCATCAATACGATCAAGATATTGTACTTGACTGAATGAGAAAGTAAATTCTAAATTTGTATCTGGAGCAGGAGTAGCAGCAATAACTGCACCTGCTGCAGAGAATTTTCCACTATTGATAGCAAGAGATGCCGTATCTTGGAAACCAGGGACAATAGCAGTGCTATCTACTTTGGGTCTAAAATCAAGTACATTCTTGAGTTCTAAATTTCCATGAACAACGGAGTTGAAAGATGGAATTTCATCTTCAGGAACTCCTGCTTCGTGGAGATAACTATCGATAGTACAGAAATCTCCTTGAGAATGATTGAAATAATCAAATGCAACAACTAACTGACCACTAGTTTGTTCAAATCCTGGTTTGAGAACGAGTCTAGAAACATCGTAAATTGTATCTCTTTGACCATTATCAAAAGTGAATCTATCAGTTACGTCAGTTCCAGAAATTAGATTTCCTGCACTATCAATTTCAGGTGGTTGTGATACAGTTCCTTCATAAACATATCTCAAGTTAATTGCATCAGAGTAAGATAGAACTTCTACTACCTCACTATCATACTGCGTTCCTCTGAATGGAATGATTCTATCACCAGGAGATGTGATAACAATCTGCTTATTCTTAATGATTGTTTTTAATCTTGGTTTAGCATTCTCTACTTCTAAAGTAGCAGTAAGTTTTAGTTTGGGGAATGTTCCGTTGGAAGGAATGGTGCCAAAATAGTTTGAGTCTAACTCAAGACTCAAACTACCCGAAGTTAGTCCACTAGCAGTATCAGTTGCAGAACTGATAGTTACAGCATCTGCAGGAATGTATACAATATCTCCTTTAGCAATATCAGGTGCATCTCCTGGGTCTAGAACAGTAATGATGTAATTCTTTTCATTGAATTCTGTGAACCTTTGTGTTCCAAATGGTAATTGTGCAGCAAAAGTGATAACACCACCACTGCTAGATGCTGTAGTTACAAAATCTCTACGGAAGAAATACTTGATATTGCTATTATCCGTGCTAGAAGAGATTTGAGAAATCTGCTTACTTCCAGTTGGGAATAGTAAAGATCCCTTGGATGCATTCTGGACAGATGGTTTGAATACAACAATACTTGAATTGACAACATTCGCAGGCAAGAGAGTATCTAAGTAAATTCTGGTTTTAACAGGACCTTCTTGCTTGGTTGCATATTGTACTGTTGCTTTAACAGTATTATTGTCTTCATCACTGAATTGAATAATATCTCCTTGAGATACTAATTCGGATGCATCTGCGCTAAAACTTGTAGATTCTACGAAGTTAAACCCTTTACCACCAAAGAACGTAAAGTCAGTAACATTCTTTACATTTGCAAACTGCTTGTTATCAATTACTAGATCAGCAGTAAATGTATTTGCATTTCCAGATCCAAAAGAACAACCTACAGATTTTACATCTTGTGGTGTGTATGTAGTTACTGTATTTCTAAACAATACTACAGAAATATTTGCTGCTGGGGATGGACTTCCAGATCCTTGTGGTTGCTCAATAGTAACCGATGGTGGTTGTGGATATTGTGTTTTAAAAGCAGTTCTATCTTTAATAGTAGCTTGCTTAATATTTCCAGCTGCACTGATGTCTAGTTCAATCTTAGATGCATCGATGGTTACACCATTAATTACAATTAAGGATGCAGAATTATAATTACCACCTCTATTTTGACAGATGAAGTGAGAAATAGTATTCTCTGTTGCGATAGTTACTGTATTTGCATCCTCATCACGAAGAGTTTCTCCAGGTAAAAACTTACCAAATAAAGTCTTTACAAACAGTAAGTTTCCTGTGCTATATCTTCCAGCAGAAGTTTCTTCAATTACACCATACGCACCACTTTGTGTTCCAAAAACATATTTACCACCTTTAAATGTTGATGGTGGTTCTTGCTCCAAAACAATTCTGGTAAAGAACGATGGGTCAAAATACGAAAGACCAAATACAGAATTGTAAGATGATCCACCCTCAGCAAGACGACCTTTAGAAAGAATGATATCAGTATCTTGATTGAATCCAGATCCTCTTTCTTGGAGGAAGAAGTTACTTGGTTTAACTCTACCAATTAATGGAGTAATTGTTTCGGAATAATCAACAACGTTTCCAAATGGTGTTCCATTTCTTGCGTCCAATTCAGAAAGATAAATGACTCTGTTATCACCAGAATCCTCATCATCAAACTCTGTCAATAACGCTTCGAGTTCATCCTTCTTACCCAAAACAGTAAGTTCTAAAAATACCTCTGCAGCAGATGGGTTGACTAAGAAATTATTTACTTTTGCAAACGATAGACATTTTACAGTTGTAGTGACAACTGAAGTTCCACCAGTTCTAGTTTTAATGATATACAACTCATTAATGTTTGGTCCACCAGTTTTAGTACCTGCTAAAGATTCTTCAGTAACATTAGTGAGTGAATACTGAGCACTGGTGAGTTGTACACAAATAGTTTTAATTCCATCCTCTGGAGAGAATTTTAATCCTCTTCTGGCAATTGTCTGGCGATGAGCAGTAGATAGTTCTGTGCCATTAGAACCAACACTTCCATCATTAAAGCTAGCATATAGATCAATTTCTGGATATGCTGTTAACTCAGAACCTTCTTTGTTCAGAGGAACACTACCAAAGACATTAGAGACACTAAAAGTAGGTAGTCCTCTAGATTTTAAAGTTACATTATCACTAGTAAGACTTTCTCTTGCTTTGTTGAGTTCAATATATTTTGTTTCTTTATTGACAATCTCAAATCCTTTGATGTATGCTTTACCAGGACCAATGCTAGCAATCATCTTTCTAGATGCATCTGCTGCACTTAGATTATTGTAGAGTCCTAGATCATCTACACCATAAATGCCACGGTTGCCATCTTTCTGTGCATACTCTCTAACATCAACAGAGAAATTCTCTACAACGTAATCTCCAGACTCATCAAAAGTTCTACGAGCTAGAGTTTGCTCTAGAAGATTGTAATTTGTAGGGGATACCTTCTTCTTGACTACACCTCTAAAGATAGTAACTAATTGAATAAAGTTTTTATCAGTTACTGCATCAAGTGCAAACTCTTTCAGAGAAAGAGAAATCTTTAATCTATGTGCTCCAGGTGCAGTTTGATTAGATGATCCGATAGAATTGTCATAAAGAGAAGCATCTTCTTCTGGAGTGATAATCTCTTCTTTGATAGTAAAACCAACCTTTGCAGATGGTTTGTTATAATATTCATCAATAACTAAGAGAGATTCATCATTACGAACAAAATATCCATTAACGAAATAGATACCTTCTTCTACCTTAACAGCAGAACCATATCCCATAGCGGGACTTGTGAGGGAAGACTGTTCTCCAGTATCTGGATTTGTGACTAGAATGCTGGTTGGAAGAACACTACCATCTGTACCTACAACCAATAGTGGAGTGTTAACACCATCTTCAACTTCTAATGTCTCACCTTGTCTAAAAGTTGTCTCGGTGTTAGAATTACCACTATTAAGATAATTTACATAGATGGTATCTGCGGAAGACTCAGTTGCTAATCTAGTGGCAAGAATAGTTCCTCTAACACCAGAAGTAAGACCCAATACAGTTTGTCCTACTAGTTGTGTGATATCATATTTCTTATATACAATGTCGTTGCCGTCATTGATAGCAACTTCTGACACAGAAGATAGTTTAACAAAATCTAATTTTGTGTTAAGACCAATCTCTCCAGGGATGACCATTTCTCCCTGCTTAAAAGCATACTTACCAAAGCTTTCTACTTGGTTCTGGAGAATTGATTGTAACTGAGTTAATTCTCTAGTTTGAATCGAATATCCAGGTCTGAAAAGAATTTTATAAAAATTCTTATTCTCATCAAAGTCCTCGTAGTAAGGGCTTACGTTAAGGTTAGTCTTCTGTGGCATTGTTTTCCGCCAAATACTAGCATTCTTTGTCCCTAGTATTTATAGAGATAAAAAAAATCCCCCGATCTCTCGGGGGACTTAATCGTGGATATTTAAATCAGAATTCGATGACGAGTTTGATGTCTTCAATCTGGTCAGGAGCACGAGTGATTAGACGACGGTTTTCCTGATAGATGATATCGCCAGAATTGTTTTCAATCTCTGGATTTGCTAGACCAGCAGCAAATGTGACACCCAATAGAGTGGAAGCATATCCAGTATCTACATTACCAGATGCAGCAGAACCTTCGCCAGTAATTGCGTTAGAACCATTGGATTCAAATGCTCTGACGACACCTTGATCTAGGTGAGCATCGTTTGTTTGGATGTACTTGAGAACACCAGCAGTTGTAGAACCACTATCTAGAGTCCAAGAAACAACTGTACCATATGCAGTACCACCAGTTACGGTTTGAGTGATCTTTTCATCAACCTGATAGTCTGCTGTAGCTCCAGTAATCTTAACCGCTTTTAGACCAGACAGTGTATCAGCAGTTGCAAAAGCAGTCGTTCCGTGGTTGTATGGATCCTTGATAATACCAATTCTACGGAAGTCGTTATCTACAGGGAAGTCTCCAGAACCTTCAGCATAAGTTAGACGAATATTCGTCATAACACGCTTACCATTTAGTTCTAGTTCATGATCGGAACCATGACCGCCTTGTGGAGGTAGAACAACTTCAATAGCACCAACAGCAGAAGCACCAGTTGTGACTGCACTGCTTAGACCAGCATCCGAGAAGAGGTTACCGTTACCGAGAAGAACATTTCCGTAAGTATAACCCGATCCACGAGATTGAACTTCAGCAGAAGTGATAGAACCAGAACCGTTTGTAGCAAACTGAACTACACCACCAGTTCCATCACCTTTAACAGAGGTGTAAAGGGTCTGAGACGCTGGTAGACCAGATCCTGCGTTCTCGATGAGGGCAACATCAATAGCACCTGCAACTGCCTGTGCTACAACTCCTGTACGAGTAGAATCAGAGCTGAGGACGATAGGCATAAAGTCCGAAGATAGGAACTTAAGAACATCATCGGTTGGGATGGTGTACATATACTTCCAGATATAACCAGCACCAGTAGTCTCAGTGTAGAGACCAGTAGAAGATGCATAGTTAGCGCCACTGGTTAGTGGTTCTTCAGTTGCGTTTTGACCAGATGGGTTGGCAATATTTTCACCGTTGTAGACGCACTTGAAAACCTCATAAGCAGAGTTCATTACATAGAACTTTGCGTCGGCAATGGCAGTTTGACCAGTTGCGGTGGTTTTACCAACCTGACCGCCACCTGCAGGGGTAGCAGAGTAGTCTGGTTTCCACATGTCAAACTTAGGGTTGGCAACCAAATCCCAGTTGTAGCGACGAACTACCGTTCTAGCAAACGCTGTGGTAATTCTCTTCGCAGCAATAATTTCGTCGTAAACGCTGATCTTTTCTCTCTGGTTATCTAGGGGCAGAGGGGGCACATCCTCTGTTCCGTAGCGGTAAACACCAGACTTAGCAGTAGCACCTGTATCAGAGCCACCTGATCCACCAGTTCTACCCTTCAGGGTGCTGTTTAGTGGAGGAACAGAATTGACGCCATTAGTTCCGAAGATGTCGGTTAAGAGAAGGGCATTGTCATAGATAGCAGCAATAGTTCCTCGGAATGCAGTCGATGCATATGTTCCGATATAAACTTCTTGACCTACGACAAAAGCAGTAGCATTCTTAGAGTGAATTTCTAAGTATGCTTTCCAGGGTTGTGGGCGACCCACAAAGAAATACATTCTAGAACGCTCTGCACTGGAATCATTGGGTCCTTCAGTGAGAGATTCGAGGAATTGTTTCGCGTTAAAAATGCGAAACTTATCAGAGATAATAGCAGCCATTGGTTTTTCGTTCCGACGTGGTAATTTGTGCCCGAGTTATTTATATTTATGCAGTTATTTAGTCAATTGTAAATGGTACGATTTCCGCAGCATTGACAATGCTAGTCGATCCATTATACACTGTACAACCAGTAAATGAAGTTGCAGTTTTTCCAGTGTATTGAATGACTCCAAAGTTAGATGGACCACTAACAGCAGCATGGAATAAGTATCCTGCACTTGGGAAATATGTAGTATCAGGAACAACAATTGCTCCTCCAATAGATCCCTGTGAAGAACTAGTTGTCACTGGATTTTGCTGAGATGGTTTGTCTAGGTTAAAATAGTCACCTGCCTTAGTATAACTAGATTCTGATCTATCAGCAAAGTCTCCAACTGTAAGTGATGGATAGTATAGATCTAATTCATATAGAGAAATACCAGATACATTAGCAAATCCATCATCCATTAGAATGTCAAAAGTCTTAATTCTATGTCCAACATTAGTAACTTCATAAGTTCCAATGTACTCAGAGAGTAAACTAAACTTTTTGTTACGAGCGTAGATTTCTGTTGTATCTCTCTTGACAACTGGATATCCCTGTAGGGGAACTTCAATCAGATCGACAAGATTTCCATTTCTTTGCTGTAGAGGATCAACAATAAATGCCGTCTCTTGGTATCTGTCAACAACACCAGATCCAGGTGGAATCAACTCAAATTGCTTGCTAACCTTACTGACATCCATATCGGGGATTGGTGTCAATACTTGGAATTGTCTTTGCTTCTCTACTGGTCTTCCTTCTGCAACACCAATTGATAGTGTGACAATTTCAGAATCGGAAGTAATAGATGTAGCACCACCAAATACAACAGATACTGGATCTGGAATCTGTCTGAGATATGTTCCCGCTGCCCAAGTTTTAGCAGTCGTTCCTTTTTGACCTCTATGGATATAAATGAAACGATCAAACATCGTATCTTCATAACGAATAATTTCATCACCAACTAACAGGTATCCCTGTGGTGTGAATCTTGGCATTGCATTTTCACTAATAAAGACAACCAGATCAGTTACGTCTAGTTCAATATCCAACAGTGCGCCAACTTCAAAGTAATTGATGTTAGACAATGCAGTATTGTTAATTACTCCAGTAACTTCTGTAGTAATAACTCTGCTTGTATTGGTGATAGAATTGAGAGAAGCAATATCTTGAATCTGTGCATTTAGAACAGATACAGAGTCTTGTGGTCTCAACGCACCACCTACACCTTCAATCTCAACTGGTTCTGGTTCGATGTACACAATCTGAGCACCGCCAGGTTGCTCAGAATCAATTGGCATATCAGGTCCATTGCCAATGAAAGTAGAGGATGGCAATCCAGTCTGACCTGTTTGAATCTCTGCTCTAATCTTACGAGAAACATCTGCTGGACTGGATAGATCTACAGAAGAGAACGAGAATGCATCGACAAGTCTGTTACCAAGAATATCAATAGTTGATGTTGCAGTCATTCCAGCGGACTGGATAAATGGATTGATACCTACATTGATTACAGATACTCCAATACCTCTTTCGCTTAAAGTATCATATCTTCTTGCAACAATAACTTTTGGTGCTGTAGTATATCCACTGCCACCATCAATCAAGTCTACACTGATTACTTGACCTTTGCTTACTAAAACATTAGCTTTAGCACCGCCACCTTCTCCATTTTCAGGAATAAAATGTAGAACTGGTGGTGTATAATATTGATATGCTGTTGGTTGTGTAAGTGGTTCGTAACTACGTTGGTTCCATGTAAGTGAAGTAACAGAACCATTTTCGATAGTTGCAACTACCGAGAGACCTTCTCCACGAGTAGTGCCACTATAAGCACTTACTTCTACAGTTCCAAACAAAGAATTGTTTACAGGTTCCTGTAATCTTTGTTCTATACTTGTAGTAATAGTAGGTAACTTTTTAATTTTTCTGAACTTGTCTTCTCCCTCAACACGGAGTCTATCGTCATCTGCAAGACTTACAAAAGGTTGTTTGTATGTTTTACCCCAAGCAGTGTTTTTCCATGGAGAATTAAGAGTATCCGACAATCTCATACGACCTTCACTATCGAGGGTATATGTAACAGTAGATCCTGTTGTGTCTAGAGATACTGTTGTGGATACATCATAGTGACCCTTAACTACAAATACAACATCTGTTCCCTGTAAAAGTTCTACTTTAGAACCATATACTTCTAAGTTCAGAGTGTTTCCATTCAATTCATAGTTTAGAATTTCACCAATGACATTTTTAGTTCCATTTGGTCTTACCTGATATGCGTGGATAGGTAGACCTTGATAAATGTTCATCCATCCACTACGATCAAATACAAAGGTATTTGCTCCAGCAGTTGTATTAAGACTGACATCTGCAGTTGCAAAATATGTGTCTGGATTAAAGTTGTAGATGTTTAGAATTTGACCAATATCTCTTCCATAGAGATATCTCATATCAATTTTTGTCTCTTTGGAAATAGGTGCAGTAAATGTAATATTGGGACCAGAAACTGTATAACTATTCAACTGACCTTCTTTCTGTAAAACACCATCTAAGAAAACATACAAGTATGCAGAATCATCAATGGATTGAACAGTGCCATCTTCTACATCCAAAATAATGAAAGGACCAGATCTACTGCCATCAACCAAATCAGGTTGAATCTTCAATCTCTTATAGTTACCAACACCCATGCCGATAACTTTTTCTACCGCAGTTGGTTCTCCAATTGTCTTTGCACCAAAGTCTTGATCCCAAATAGGAGCAACATCAAACTTGAGTAAGTTTGGAATTACAGATCTATCAATAACGTAAGAATCTTCTAGTGGGAAAGTTTCTGTATACTTTGGTCTTTGTAGAACAGCATTTAGAGTCAAGAAAAGATCTTCATCTTCTTCTAGATTAACTACACTATTGTCATCCCAATAGAGTTCAAATTCCTTGGTTTCTCCGTCAACGTAATCTGGTAAAGACTTAGTTACTGGATCTCCTTCGAGAATATCTTTAATGTTTCCATATAAAGAATCAAGTGCTGCAACTACATCTACACACTCAGTGTATGGTGGTGCTGATAATCCAGTGTCAGGAAGAATATTGTTATTAGAATAAGTTAGAGATGATGTATAGTTTCCTCTTCTGTTTAGATTTTCTTTTGTTGGAACAACTAGTCCTCTTCCATCAGTCAAAATAGTATCTACGATACTGTGGTAAGTATTAAGAGCACTTTCAACTTCTGCACAAGTAGGAGTAATAGAATCTACTAAGACATTAGGATCTGTTGTAGGCAATTGATTTCTCATTGCCTGAATCATTAGATTCTTAGCATATTCATATGTTGCTTCTGTAGAAACAGCAGATAGAATAAATTTATATTCTTCTTTATCGGGATAACTTGCTTTATCCCAATAACTTTGCATATCTTCTACAATCTTATAGTTTCCTCCATATCTTAAATGATACGCATAATTATCAATTAAAATACCAAGTCTTTCCGTCAACGATGTGGTAAGTTGACCTGCCCATGTGAGAGATGGATATGTAGTCTGTGCCCAAGTTACAGAAGTGGAAACAATATATGTTTTATTTGCAAGAATTAAACTTCCTGCATCATAGAATGTTCCGTTATTGAGATTACTTAAAGAGAATGTGGCAACATCAGTTCCAGAGAAAGCAGTAGGAACAGTTACCGTAACTCCTGGTGGAACTGCGTATGAGTTTCCTGGGGCAACGGATCCTTGTGATGTTGGAACAACATAATTTGTAGATTGAGTTCCAGAAAGATCAGTATTTCCAGCAGGTGCTCCACCGCCACCACCAGAATTTGCAAGAGCAAAATTACTTACAGTAATTTGAGTATCGCTATCGATAGATACAATCTTGGTATCTGATGCAAATGATCTACCAGAACTTACATTCATTCCAGCAACTAGATTTTTTGTGCTGGGCAATGTAATAGTTTTAGTTCCTTGAATATAATTGACATTATTTTCAACTACATCCCAATTTCTAACAGCAAGTCTTGCCAATCTAGTAACAAATTCAAAAATACCAGAAGATTCTGTTTTATAGTTACTGATGTGTAGATAATCAGATGATCCAGAGTTTAGAATGTTTGTATAATCAACTGCTTTGATGTTTCCACCAAAACGTAAATCGTGATTTAATGCATCAACAATAGATTTGATGTCATTTTCATAGTTACTTTGTTTTACATTCCAATTCAAACTTGGATATTTGTCTCTGCCATATCCGATTGCTTCTTCAGTGATAAACTGTTTGTTTCTTTCAATTTGATTGGCAGCATCAATCCATGTTCCACCACGCTGGAAAATATTTCTAAGTTTTCTGAGATATCTTGTGTTATACTGAGAATCCTTGAACGCAAAATATTTTCCATAGAAAATAGTACCACCATATTCTGTTGTTTCTCCAGAAGATCCTGTTAACTTAGTATTATCACCAAGTGGAGGTTTTGAGAATACAACGCTATTGCCAGAAACAGTATATGCTACCTCTGGTTCTTGTAAAACACCATTGAGAGTTATAATAAGATTTTTAGTGCCTACAGGAGTAAATGCAGCATCTGGTTGTACAGTTCTAAACTGGAATGTTGTCGATCCTTGCAACCTCCCATCATTATCATAATATCCATCAAATGGATTTTTTGTCCACCATGGTTTAGCATCAGCAGGATTTGGTGGATTGGTAGTTGCATCATAGAATCCTAGTGTGGTATTGTAGATTCTAAACTCGAATGCATTAGTTTCGTTGAAATTAAATTCAGAAACAGCAACGGATCCTTGACCTTTTCTGATTCTAGTATTCTCAACTTTCTGAACTGTTTGTGTTACTGTTCTTCTTGTATTTTCAACAGTGATTTTATTCTTCGCTGGATCCCACAGTTGTACTACAGTAAAGTGAGATGCCTTTGGCATTTCTACAGGCATCTCGGTGCTTGCAGAAGTTTCTACATCTACTTGTCCAAATAATTTAAATCCAGCAGGGTGTGTTGTAGACTTAATTAAGTCTCTCCATTCCTCAATAGAAGTTTTAGATTTAACAACGTAAGAGTAATCTTGATAGAAGAAACTATCTGTTAGTCTTTGATTAGAAACACCAAGTTTACCTCTATCTGAAGTATAGTATCCTAGATTATCATAGAAACTTCTAAGATCAGCAGCAAAACCTGTTACAAATACTTTGTCAATAGTTCCAGATGCTTTGGATACTTTACCTTGGATAGTTTGATTTTCTCTAATGATACCAGTAATTTTCTTAACTTTTAGTAAGTTAGATCCTTTTCTCCACTCACTAACAATACCAGACATTACCTCTACATTATTAATAACTTGGACTACATTTTCTCCAAGTAAAAACTCACCAGTGTAATTTGTTAGTGCAAATACATGATTGGATGTAATATCAGAAGATACTGTTTTATCTAAATGGTATGCACCACCGTTTTGTGTAATTGTAACACTTCTAGGTACACCAATGTCACCTTCTGCCTGTAAATTGACATCACTTTCAACAATCTCAATATCAGGTGCAAAAGTATATCCTCTACCAGCATTTTTAACAGTAATGGAGAAAATCTCTCCATTTCTAATAACAATGGTGAACTCTGCATCAACACCATCACCATTCGTAATTACAACTTTTGGATTTACATAATTAGATCCTTTTTTGTCAATTTTTACACCAGTGATTACTTTTGATGTCAAATCATAGAGTGCAGTTGCAGATGCTCTATAATTTTCTGTTGGATCAACTCCAACAATAATAGGTGGTTTTTTGTAATTCAATCCCGAATTTGTTACTGAGACTTTATGGATACTACCAACTGCAAACTGTCCTGTTGTAGTATAAGTAATTGTTCCAGATCCATCCCACAATGGAGTTGATGGGATTTGATAAACAAATCTATTTGGAGTAACATAAGTAACAGTTTTTACACCTTGTAATGGATCTGCTACTAAGTTGAAAAACTTCCCTTCAGAATCTACAACATTCTTCTGATCAAAGTAATAGAATTTAGAGAAGTCAGTTTTACGTTTTTGCTGATAGTTATTTGAGGCAGTTCTTGGTCCAAACCCAAACTTAACATCTGTAAAAGATCCAGCAGATCCTGGTAAAATAGTGGATTCGTTTTTCTCTGCAGTAACCAAGTTGTAGTTAATACTTGGACTAATGTCAAAATATGTTCCACTCAATGAAGAGTGTGAAGTATCAAACACATACTTATAATCTTCTTGTAAATCCAATTCTGGATTGACAACAAAGTTAGTATTGTCTTCAGAAAATTCAAATTTATATACTAATTCGGTAACAGAATTGATGCCAACACTTCTAGCAGGTGTGCTATTATCAAAGAAATTAGATGAAAGAATTACTTCATCAGCATTCTGCTTTGTTGTAGAATAATCATATGAGATAACAACTTTTTGAGTTTCTGGATCATAAGATACAATAGTACCAGTAGTGCTTGTAGAGAATACTGTACGATTATCAGTAAAATTATATCTACCAGACTTAAGTGTAACTTTTTGACCATCAAAATGATCAATAGCACTGGTTCCATTTTGTGCTCTATCTACAGTAAATGTGCTACCATTGATAGATACAATTTTTAAATCTTCTTCCCCAATAGTAACAATATCGTTTACAGCATAATCCAAAGGATCATCTACTGTTAATGATGTTGAACTATCAGCGAAACCAACATGTCCGATATAAATTGTAAATCTTGATGTGGACTGTGATGCACCAGATCTTACTAAGTCTGCATCAGCAACAGATAATAAGTCACCTCTTTGATACCCAGATCCAGAATTTTGAATTTGGATACCAGAAACTAAACCTGCAGAAGATACAGTAACTGTAGCAGTGGCACCAGTTCCCGATCCACCAGTAAGATTAATATTAGTGTAAGTACCAGCAGTGTAATCAGCTCCACCATTAAGAATTTCATAGCGACCAATTCCAGTATCATTAATGGTTGTCTCCTTAGTTGGAGTAACCAGGGTAATTTCCTGGTACAACCTCTTCCTTAAATAATAGGTCTTAGTCTTTGTTGAATCATCTGGATTGATATCAATTGTTACTTTGTCACCAATTCCTAATCCATGATTCGATCCTGTTTCGATTAAAGCAACACTCTGATCAACAATGAATGGTTCCAGTCCTTTACTCAATGGAGTATTGCTAACAATTTTAGATCCAGTAGTATCAAAGAGGTTGCTGGACTGTAGGAAATAATCGTCATAATCATAGTTTGTCGCTTCCCAGTCACCACTGATAACCTTAATCTTAACTAGGTTTTGACCACTGGTAGTCTCTAGAACTTCTCCAAAAGCAATAGATGGATCAACACCATTTGTTAGTTCTAGTGTTACACCAGCACGATAAGAACTCTCTGTGTCTAGAAGTAGACTGAATGTTTCAATTGCAGAAGCAAAAGTTCCTGTTTGATCGAATGTTCCTTGGACATTTTTCAAAACAATTACATTATCATTTGCAACTGTTCCGACAATTGTTCCTTGTGCGTTAGATGATGGTTGTCTTAGAACATCATCAACAAACAAATACGCATTCTGAATGGTTGTTAGTTGTACAACTTTATTTTCTTTCGATTGTAAGTAGTTTACAGATTTTCCATTAATAGAAGATACAATTGCTTCTGCTTCTACACCATCAGTTCCTCTATTGTCAAAATAGATTTTTGAATTTTTGGAGAAGTTAGTAGAAGAACTAATAACATTTACGTTATCTACATTTCCAGGACTTACATCAGAAATAGACGCAATAAGACCTTCGCCATTTCTAGACATGCCTGGGATGTAATATCTTTTTGCATCCTTGGGAATATCGTTTTGATTGATGTCTGAATTATAGTTACTATCTACTGGTAGAGAATAATAATTTTCTCCTATAAAGTATGGGTATTGCGGTACTTGATTGCTATCAATAGTAATGAAATAAGCATAAGTTCCTTTCGGAAAGTCTGGGGTAATACAAAATCTTCCATTGTTTTCGTCTAGTGTTCCACTCTTGTGTGTATAAGTGTAATCATTAGTAAACGAACCCAGAGAGTATTCTCCAGTAGATGGACCGTCATTTCTATTTCCATTTAAAGCATAACTAGAAGTCATTCTCACAATTGGAGAAAATGTGTCTAGAGGGTTCTCATGGGCAAATGGACCATAAATTGGATTTCCGTCATAAGCAAATCCGATAATAGGTGAGTGAACCTTGGTAGAAGGTTCTGTTCCTGCACTATTGATATTATCGTTTAGTGCAACCCTCAATGATTGAGGATTTCCAACATGTCCATAACCATACTCTAATACATTATTATAATTTTCAAAAAGAAATCCGTTGTTTGGATCTAACTTACTTTGTAATTTTTTAAATCTATTGAGATTCCATTCCGTAAGAGATGGAATAGCAGTAGCACCACTTCCAACAGGAATGATATCTACTTTTACTGTGTCTTGCTGGTAAAAATTACCTTCAGTAAGTTGGTTAAATCCTGTGAGTTGACCTTCTGGATTTACTACCGCTTCATAATCAGCAAATCTGCCTTTGCCAGATGTATCTGTAATTCTTACAACTGGTGGAGTTGAATAAAATTCTCCAGGGTTATCAATAACAAGACTTGTTACTTTTCCTCGTGTGACGATGGCACGCACATCTGCACGCCTGCCTGTGGTAACAGTAATGACAGGAGTTCTTGTAAATACGTCATTAGTATCAACTACAATACTTTCCACAACCTGACCAGCAAGAATTGCTCTTGCTTTATTTGCAACTCCGTCTACGAGAACAAAAGGTGGTGATACATATCCAGATCCTCTAGTGTCTACAGCAATCTTTTCTAACTTACCATATCTTACACTGTCGAGATCTTTGTGACTATAAATGGGAACGCCATTTACAAGAATGCCAGTATCTCTTTTTGGTGTCTTGTAAACTTCAGTTGTTCTAGTCGCGACTTTTCTGATAAGTCTTAGTAACTTCTGATCTTGTACTGGTTCAGATACAGTAGATCCATCTAAAATTTCATATGATGGAAAACTAGAACTTGTGATATAATAATACTGATCATCCGCAAAAATAGCAGATACATTAGGTTTTACTTCATTTAAATTTGTAGCAACATATGGAGCACCAGATGATGTTACATTTCCTGTGCTAAAAATCCATCTTGCTTGATTTGTTCCAGTCTTTACAATCTTTGTGTCGGCAGTTTCAAATCCAGGTTGAGAAATTTCAATGCTATCGCCAGGATATGCATATGGATGTGAATCTGCAGGAGATAGATTGTATACAATACCCATAGAGAGCAATGTAACATCTCCAACTTTCAATGTTACTGGTTTGTATACTGGCGTTCCAGCAACATAAGTTTGTGGATTATTTCCCCTTGCTTTTAAAATAAACTGATTGACAGTTTTATCATCAAACTCAATTACCTCTTCATCAATTAGAATTGATCCTGTTGATCCCCATCCAATTGTAGAAAATACATTAATTCTCTTTCCAGCAGAATCTCCTGCATTTAAGGTAGATTCTAGCTGTGTCTTTGTTGAAACACCAAAAGATCCATTAACAGTTTCTGGTGCAAGAACAATATTATAAATTGCTTCTTTATCAAATGTTCCAGATGCATACGCAGTATCTACAATTGCACTAGCATAACCATACTCATCTGTTGCCTCTTGAACAATAGTTTTACCAACTAAAGTTGTTGGATCACCAGAGATGACTTTTACTTTTAGAGCAAATACATTTACCCAATCAGATTCAGATGATTTGTATGTAAAATCTCTTGGTTTATAAACTTCTGGTTTATTGTCAACATCTTTGGCGACAATAGTATTGAAGATAAACTTAATTGAACTTGTAGTTCCTTTTGACTTATAGAACTTCTGAATGTTCTTAATTAGAGTTCTTTTGTCTACTTCACCTTTAAGATACTTTTCTGGAAAAGATCCTAGATATTGACTCTCGAAGTTTTTGACAAATGCATACAGGAAAAGGTTACTAATATTCTGTAC